AACTCCATTCACAACTACCACTATATCTGCACTATAAGTATCTCCACCATAAACCCAATATTTTGCATCAATAGAAGTAATAGTACCCTCAACTGCAATAGTTTGTATCAAGGGAGTAATTATACTTGCTGAGTTTGCGTTATTATTTAATTGTGAAGCGAGTATTGCCATATTTAATCAATGATTCTTTCTATGCCACTAAATCTTGCGTTTACAGTGGCATCTACCTTATCGGAAGTAGCCTCTAGCCAAAAACAAGAACTTTCCGTAACAGGGAAAGGTAGTGGTGGGGTTAAGGCTTCAAAGTTAGTTATTGAGGTATCTAGAGATGTTCTAAACACTTCATATTTAGAACCTGAAACTGCTGAATATACCCAACCCTTAACTGTGATAAGAGGGTTTTGACTTCCTTGTCCAGTGATTTTAAGAGTATTCACCGTTAGCCACTCTGCCAAGAACTGATACCCTGCTTGTACAAAGAAAATGCACTGTTGGGTAGTTCCTTCTGTTGCTGGCATTTGTGCTTGTATCGCACTTCCTGTAACGGCTGTAGCGGTAATCGTACCCACGTTGTTGAGGGCTGTACCTGAAAGATATACCGCCATGCGGTTGATACCTAGCCAAGTAGTGGTTGTTACTACTGGAGTAACTCCTGTCATAGTAATTACTTCTACTTGTGATTTGCGATTAGCATCCACTCCAGTGATTACAACATTAAATGCTCCTGTTTGTGCTGCCGCATCTTCGCCTGAAGTAGAGACAATGGACAGAGTTGAAGCTGTAGTCAGTGGCACGAATGTTCCACCAAAGGAAGCTATCACCTCTGTTCCAACATCTACATCTGCATTGTAACCAAACTTGTTCCATAGAGTAGAACCAGAAATGTTACCCATTGCTACTTCAGCATTTGGGTTCTGGTCATACGGAACATGGTTGTCATCTCGTCTAAATGTGTGTGTCATACTCGTTTTTCCTTAAGTCGGATAATTGCTCGTTCTAATGTCTCTCTATCATCGTTGATCCTGCGTTTATCGGTAGCTAGAACCTTGTAGGCTTTTTCAATAGCCTTCTTGTCAGTATCAACTTGAGTTCGGTCTGCCTTTATTTGCTTTTTAAGCTCCTCAAGTTCTCCCTGAGTCTCTTTGACATTGTTTTTCCATACCTCAGTGCTTGTTTCGAAAGTTGCTTGGAGTGTTTGAAAGTCTTGGTAAGCCTCTCCAAGAAAGGTCGCAAATTCTGCTGAATCTTTTGATAGGTCATGGACTGCATTGTAATTCTGATAAGCCTCGGCTAGAACTTCTCGACTTTCAGTCACTAATGCTTCAATTTGAGCTAAAACTTTCTTCTCTCTACTTTTTAGATACACATCCTCCTCAGTTTTGAGTTTTGCGAGTGTGTCCTTCACAGCAGACACCTTAATGTTGGTCTCAGCGAGAGATTTGAGTGCCTCCATTTTTATTTTGTCTACTGTTTCGATATTCATATAGCTCATGGGAGGGCTTGCACCTCCTGTTGTCTCTGCACATGAGCTTTCGCTTGGCGAATGCCTATGCGAGCAACTTTTCAAGGTTAGCTTTACTCAATCGAGCGTTGAATGCGATTCCACGCTTTTCGAGTTCAGCAATAACTTCAGATTTATCACTATAAGTGACTGGTGCTTCAGGACTCTCTTGGGGAGCACCTTCCACTTTGTCCATTTCAGATTTCGGAACGAGTTTGTCTACCATAGACTTGTATTCCTCCACCTTCGCCATCAATTTGTCAGTCTCTGACATAGTTGTTGGCTTCTCCTCGGTGTACATTTCTGTTAGAAAAGACTGCTTCATTTCTTCGAGGCTGTCTTCACTCCAAAGTGGTACGCCTGTTGGTATTCCAGCCTCATCCTTTGCAGGAGCTTGACCGTTTATTACCGCTTTAGCGAGGTTTTTTGCTACTAAATTCCCAACATGGTAGGGAAGTACAACACTTTCACCGACCTTAATCGATTCTCCTGTCGTACCAAAGATAGGTCTGCCGTCATACATGCATCCCAACGCAGGAGTGAAGTCAAAGTGTGAATTGTTCTTGAACGTCACGACTTTGAAGTCATTTGGATTTGAAACTTCGGGGTTAGCCATTTTATTGTTTCTTAATTATTAATAGAGGCTTTGCTATTCCTCCAACGGTAACGTACCGTTCCTCACCTCCCATTACTGAGAGATAAGAACGATAAACTATCGAATGTTCGCCATCACTGTACAACCTCCATCTACTGCTCCTGCAATGATGCAGTAACCAAGATTCTGAGCGTCAAACGGCCCTGTGGCTGTAACGGCTCGGATAACTTGACCAACAGTGTCATCACCAGTGGTGAAACCTGTTCCAGTAAGTAGTGCCGCACCTGCGAGTACACGACCAACTCCATTTGTCAGCAACCAACCGTAGTCAGAAGTTGCAAAGCTCGCTTGTGCGATACCTTGAGCCATTTGGATTTTAGAAGTGACCGCTGCAGGGTCAACGAAGTTCATGTTGATGTAAGTCAAGTCAGAATCAGCTACTGACAGTGCTGTACCAAGTGCAGTCTCTGGGTAGAGAGTGAAAGTGGTTGCATCGTTAGTTCGGATTTTGAATGTTTGACCAACACCTGTACCTGCATCGACTTGACCAATAGCATCTTCGTATTGCCCAACTGTGAGAGTGTTAGCTGCTCGTGTTAGGTATACAATTCGCCCTTGGTTATCAGTTGCTGATGAGTATAGGTCTGATGTTGCTACAGCATCAGGGATAGCTACGAGGCTGTCTCCAAGTGCTGAAGCTGCTTTGACATACTGCCATTCTCGACCATCAGGTGTACTCCCTCGTTGTCCGAGTTTGAAAGAACCTGCGGTTTCTGTTTGGTATACGTCTTGGAAAGTAATTGAGTTCATAATTTTAGTTTTTCAGGTTTGGGTTCTTAGCCCTCCCCTATTTGAATTAGCAATTCTTGTAATTAAGTAGTTCCTGCAAGAGTACCGTTCAATCGGCAGTTTGTACCGATGAAGTTACCTGCATAAATCAAGTATCCAACCTTTGTAAGCTGGTCTACTGGACTCATCATCTTTCGGAATTGGAAGCCACGAGTTGACTTAACATTTCCGGGAACTCCAGATGGTACTGCATCTGAAGTCTTCTTGAAGTTAGCTGACATGATGCTGTCATCACTGTAGTTAAATCCAACAAAACCAAATCCCTTAGTGTTCACTAGGTGGAATTTTCCAGATGGTACTTGTTCATCTTTTGCGATTGGTGTACCTCGGAATGAGAGGTATACAAATCCTTGGTCTGCTCCCATTCCGGGTGAAGTTGAAACACCTCCCCATGCGTTCATCCGAGGATATCCACTTGTTGAGAAGTTAGCTCGCACTGATGGAGTAAGAAGACTTTCGTATGTTGACCAGATAGCCTTAGTCGTAAGAGCAAGGTTTGGTGAGTCAACACCGATAGTTACAGCGTCATCGGCAGTAGCTAGTTTCGCTAGAGTCAAAGCTCCAGTTGCTGCTAGGTAGTAACCATCCCACGCTGTGTAGGTTGAACGTGATAGAGAACCGTATGTTCCATACACTGTAGAGTCAGATGCACAGTTGGCAAGTGAGTCCCAGTCGTTACCAGAACCATTACCTGTATAAAGGTTTTCTCCCATTACATTCATTAGTGATTGTGCCTGTGAATCAAACTCTGTTGATAGAAGGTCTACAATCTGCTCATCACCCATGTTAGCTGTAGTTTCTGCGATTGCAATAACTACTGGCTTGTTTGTAGCTTTGAGGTTGAACTCTGCTTGTACTCGGACATTCTGTCGGTCAGAATCAAGTTTGTCAGCAATTCCCATGTTTCCACCATTGGTAGTATCTTGGTACTTGATTGCAAACTTGTATGAAGTTCCAGTTGTCCATGCCTTTGGCTTTGACAAGAAAGTCATCAATCCGGGAGTTCCAGTTGTAACTTGGTCAAAAACTTTTGGCAGGATATATTCACGAGTTGTAGTCGTGACTGCGGAATTAAAAATCATAAATAATTTTAGTTTTTAAGACTCCGTAAGTACTCCGCTGCGTTTTCAAACATCGATGGGTCAGAGGCTTGTCCAACTGCACCTCCAGATGATACTGAGACTGGGTCATTTCGTTTCGCAATGTTCTTGGCAGTTGTCTGCTGAACATTTTTCACTACTGATGACATGTCTCGCATGTTCTGATGGGCTTGGCTCAGGTCTCTGAATCCGTACTTGTTGGCATGTAAAAAGAGTTTATTTTCATCCACACTAGGGTCAACCTTCTTGACTGCCTCTAGTTGAGCAACGACTGCACTTTCGGCTGCCTGTTGCTGTTGTAGATTCTCTTGGTCTCTTTTCTCCATTGCCTCGAAGACTCGCTGTTCTGCAACCTTGAGTATTTCCTCGTAACTTTCAGGAACATAATCAGGGTCAGCGTAGGGACTTGTTGGAGTTTCTGTTGGTAATTCTTGCGTTCCTTTTTTAAGTTCAGCCAACTCTTGGGAACGCCTTGTGAATTCAGGAGCGAAATTCTCCTTCCATTCAGTTTGAAGTGTTACTGCATCCACCTTGCGACCATCAGGCAGTTCAAATAGTTCTGCCTCTGGTTCTACATCAGTTTCTGCAACTGCAGGTGCTTCATCACCCTCTACGGCTGGTTCTTCTTCTGGTGTTTCCTCACTTGGTGTATCTAATGGAACATTTCCATTTTCCTCACTGGGAGCAACATCAACTGTTTCTTCTATTTCCATAATTATTACGACTGCCCTTTTGCAAACTTGGTCATAAGACTGAATGCAAATTGCTTGGTCAAGATTATGTTTGTAATGGTGAGTTTACCGACATCATTGGTCGTGGGTCTAAGTGATTACTGTGTTCAGTGGCAAATTGAGTGCCTCCGTATCTGCAATCATCTTGGCTTTGTCCTTGATGGCTTTATTAATATCAGTCTCTGTTACAGGTAAGGCGAACTTGAAGAAAACCTCTTTTGTCGGAAACCTTGGCTTGGGGACTTTTGGAGGTTTGATATTTCCATCCTTGTCCAACTTCGGTTCTTTGTTCGGGTCTACCACTGGAGTCACTGCTACATCACTCTCCAATTGAACAGTCAACAAGAGGAACTCCTCTTGAATACTTATTTTTTTCTCAATGATTTTTGCAGTATACATATTACATTTGTTGTGGTGGCATCGGTGGCATGCCTTGTGGTGGCATCGGTGGCATACCTCCTCCTCCATCTGCCTGTGCTAACTGGTCTGGAGTTAGACCGCCGGGCTGGAACGGTACAGGCATTTCCTCCTGTCCAAGACCAACTGCCTCCATCGGGTTCTGTTGGTAGAGAACTGCGTTCTTCGCAAGCTCCTTGGCGTTGTCGTACTTCGCAATCTCTAGGTAGTCGACTGGTGAAATGAATCCGTTGAGTACATCGTTCTGTGCTTGCTCGTACTTGAACTCATCATCAACTGGGAGTGTTTTACCTGCGATGACTGTTACCTCTGAACCAGTCTCGAAGTCATCTTGTATGATCTCGATAACTTCTCGAGCACCTTCCTTACCCATCCATTTTGCGTAGTGGTACTCGGTGTATCGAGTCTTTGCCAACTGCATACCCCATGAGAACATCTCATGCGATAGGTAGTCCACAACCTGAACCAACTCGTTGAGTCGTAGGAACGACTGTTGGATGAGTGCGAGTCGACCTGCCTTGGTCTCTGTTCCCTCTCGCTCTCCTCGGAAAGCTGATGTTGCTGCCATGATGTTATCAATCTCAGAACGTGAGTCGAGCATGTCATCGAAGACCATAGATGGTAGAGCTTGTCCAGTCTCTCGTTGTACTCCTGCGACTACACCCTTACCCCAGATGACTCCCTTGGTCTCCCATCGGATTCGTTGTGCATCACTCTTGCCCATCACTTCAGCATCAACCTTCACAATTCCGTTAGCGAGTTCACAGTTCTCATCGATGTCCATCTTCCGCTTGTCGATACTCCGTTGCAGTTCTGCAGAAAGAGTAATCATGTCAGTCCGACCAATCGGTGAGTTCTCGTTGTTGAAGACCGTTGCGAAGATGTACGGCTTACGAGGCTTGTCGAAGTAGTTGAAGTAGTAAGCTCGGTACTGATTTGGAGTCATCTCCTCTCCAGTCTCAGGGTCAACCTGTGGAGATTCATTCTCCATGTATGACTTACGTTCTCCCTGCTCCATCTTGATACCCTGAATCTTTTCTCTCCGTTGCTCAGTGGTCATCCCCTGCTGTTCACCTTCTCCTCCTTCCTCTCCAGTGTCATCAAGCTCCTGTTCCTCCTCCTCAGTGACGAGAATACCTTCCCAGTCCCAGTATGGGTTCTTGATACAGTCGAGCACAATCTCCTCGTGCTTGAAGATGACGTAGTCCTGAATCCATGCCTCCTTGTAGGTGATGTCTGGATTCTTAATATATAAAGTTGCATCGTCAGCGATGCCGTACTTCTTCATGAGTTCATCCTTCTTCTCTGGGAATCGTTCGCAGACTGAAGCGAGGTTGTCCTCAATCTCCTCAATAGCAAACTCTGAGTCCTCCTCCTTCCTTGCGTACTTACCGAACCGAACCTTTCGAGGGTCGATGGCACGATAGTCAAAGTCATCGATGGCAGGATTCCAAAAGGCTTTAATAACCACAAGTCTCCCGAAGTACAGGTTACGAAGTCCCATTCGCATTACCTCTTTTGTGTTCAAGTCATCGTACCGCTTGCGGAAGAAACTCTCTAGCTTGCGAGCGAAGTCCTGTGCCTCCTCTCCATCTCGTGCAGGGAGAATATTTACGCCGGGAGGATTAGCGATGAGTGAGTTGATGACAGCCTCCATGTTCACGAAGATGCGATTTGCTTGAGTGACAAACTTTCTTCGTTTCTCTGGAATGTCC